TTACATCACCGTGCAGTCGTCGAACTCGCCTGTTCTCGCATCATTGATAATGTACGTAATGACACCAAATATTGGTGATGCCTCGGCAAAAGTATCACCAGGCAACTCTTCCATTTTTCCGTTTACAAGATTAACCAAATGCGGTCGTGGATGTTTTCTGTACCGCTTCACCATAAACTCACCAGCTATCGCGCATACCAGAAGGGATCCATCACAAGCATCCAGAGAAGAGTCTATTACGAGTAATGCTCCCTGAATGATGCCTTCACGATAGTGCGATGCGCTCGCTCGCATGAAATAGGTTGATGATGGATGAGCAATAAGTCGACCATCAAGAGATACTCTCGTTTCTGCAAAGTCTGCTGCCGGTGAAGAAAATCCCATAATCTGCACTCCATTTATACTGTTTTTATATACAGTAGTTTTAATGTGAGTGCAGATCAATGTGGAGACACCTATTAATATAGCCGACAGAATTTAGAAAGCGGTGAGCAAATATACGACAGCGCATGTCAGTACCGGCACAAGCCAGTCGAGAAGGCTGGGTATGTTCCATGCTCGCCTGTCGAACCCTCCCCACCATGGCATATTGGCGCGCTTACCTGCGCCGAACCGGGCAATCCATCGATACTCCGCCTGAGTGTGTTCGCGTGCGATAAACCATATGCAGCCTAACGCGCCGCCAGTTCCCCACATGTCAGATGTAAAACCCAAAAGACATTGCAGCGCAATAGCGGCGATCGCGTGGCCCAAAGGTGAAAAATCCTTCATGATGAATACACCGCGAGATAGCCAAGGAATGCACCCGTTTCTGATAAAACCTGGATGCGATGTGTTTTGGTGCCCGGCGCACTGGTGTTTGCTTCACCTACAAGCCCCAGCTTTTGACCCGGAAGCAGAACCTTATTGTCGGTGGTAAACTGAAGGCGAGCCACATCATTGACTTTCATCACCACGCCGACATCCGCGCCACCCTTCGATGAGTTACTGTAAACCTCAAATTTTTTCGTGCCGTCTTCATATTGCAGCGCCAGTGACGGTGACGAATCGGACTGAATAATCTGGTCGCCATGCAAAATTTTAGTGACTTTGCTGAAGAGTCCATCTTTATAACGGGTATACGCGACACCGCCCGTATTCTCGGTATGAGGATCAGATACCACATCAACGACAAGTCCCGCCGCCGGGGAAGTTCCTGCATAACCTATAAGCCCACAACCGTCCTGATCGGCTGGATTTGTAAGTGAAATATAAGGTTTATTAATAGCCAGCGTCGCATTTCCTGACTCATGGTAAATGGCCCAAGGAATACCTGTAATGTTTGACGCTCTCTGCCGACCAAATACCGCCCCAGCGATTATAGTTCCGTACGAAGTGCCATTCAGCCAGATTGCTGGCCCCATACATTCAAACCATGTTGCAGAGAAATCAGTCGCCCTGGCATTTTTAAGGCGTACACCATATCCCTCTGATGCAATCTCTGTCCCGGGGAAGAGGTTGCCAATTGCCCCAAGGCCACCCGCTGTATCAATTACCACAGCAGGAGACAATCCGTTGTTTTTACTTTCAAAGAAACAAAGCTCAAATATGTTATCGTTGCACCATGTTGCACCGTTAATATACAGAGCGGATCCTCCGTCACTTAAGGCGGAGCAGCGACGCATTACATTAAATAACGGCCCCGCCTGAGTAGCATCACCAAACCTGATTGATGTGCCGGTAGAGTCAATATGAATATCTTCAAACAACGCCCTGGTCAGATAGCCGAAATCCAGTCCGCATACTACGTTTTCGATTTTCAGAGACTCCAGGCTTGTTGCCGCGTAATAAGGAAACGTCGCTTGACTCTGCTTAAACATAGCGGCCTGACCAGAACCAACAAGTACTGTGCCGTCAGAGTTTCTATACCCAACAGAGCGGCCACGAGCCTTAACACCACCCAACTCAAGCGAGCCCGACACAGGGAACCTTCCAGCAGGAAACTCAACTGTTTTACCGGTAGTTCGACTCCAGTTCAGTCGCTCATTTATAGCAGCTGTATTATCACTTGATGTTGATAAATCTCCGTACAACGAATCGAAGGGGAGTCCCCCGATCAACTTCGGACCTGATGGCTTTGCCAGGTCTGCCCTCAGCGTAGCATCTCCAACGCTGAGCCACTTTCCGCTACCTACACCTCCTGCATTTTCAGGGGTTGAGCCTGGTGGTACCCACTTAGGAAATGCGCCATCCCAGCGGTAATAATCCCCATCGCCATCTGGTAACTTCCAACGCAACACTTGATTTGGAAGAGTTATCGTGGCTCCGACCTGAAAAGAGTCCATGGTTATATAACCGAAGGCGGCGATAGCGGCCTTCGCCATAGCTTCCAATCCATACCATGTATGACGCGATTTACCAAACCGATCCTGCCAGATTGCTGCTGTAATACTATTAATAGCGATGTCGAAGTTTTGCGCGTTATCGAATAAATCATACGGGCTGGTTGACCCCAGCGGATTCATCGTTGCGTATTTAGTCATGCTCGCTCCGGGCATAAAAAAACCCGCCGGGGCGGGTTATAGGATTTTTGTGTTTAAGCGACATCGCCAGGGTAAGTGGCGTCATCGTACTGGTATTTACCGGGATGGTACTGAATTGCAGTGACACTGCTGGTACCGTCGTTGCCGGGAGAAATTTCTCCGACAAGCGCGTCATACCCCACTCTGGAAGACGAGCAGAACAGCAGGCGCGGCGGCTCAACATATGGGCTGTCCATCTCCCATTCTTCTGGCGCCAGCTCGGCGTTGTACGCAATACGTAGGGTGTAATCGTCGATGCGCGTAGGAACCAACAGCGTCGATGCCCTGCCATCCTGGTGGCGGATCACCACTCGCGGGTTTGGGAAGCTCCAGTCTGGTGGTTCGCTGAGGGTCAGCGTGATTGCGCTGTTGTCCCAACTCATGTCGGTTACAAGGCAACTTAACGTCTGGCTGCCAGGAATGTCATCTGACAGGATAATGCGGTCCATAAACTGGTAGCAAAGCGCATCCATTTCCGTGCTGGTTGTGTGCTGAAGACGCTGCAGGCGGTAACCCAGCAGCCGGCGCATTCCTATGCGGTACGCCCTATCCTTATCAACCACACCCTCCAGTTTGTAATCCTCCACCTTCACTGGCGTCGGATTCCCGGGCAACCGGCACTGAACAGTTTCTTCAGCCCATGTCGTACCATTGATATAGGTGACATCGACCCCGTCGTAATCATCCTGACTCGGCGCCTTAAACGCGGTCTGCAGTTCTTCGGTGGTTTCCTGTGGGGTGATCATCCCGGTCCAGTTTTTCACCCCTTCACGCCCGGCGGAAACCAGGCCATCTGACAGCAGGAAGTAGCCCATGCCCGCCCCGGCGATGATCTTCAGCACTTCCAGTGCTGATTTACTGTCACCGGTTGCCCAGTCGAACGTCTCACCGCGGGGCGTCCAGTAGTTCTGCTCCAGCGTATCGATCGCTGCATGGTCAATCTGTTCAGACTTAAAGCCGAGTGATTCGAGAACGTGGTACAGCGCCCCGCTGATCGTGCGTGATGCATGCCCGTCATAAAGTCGGGTGGGAGTGACGTTTATACGCCGGTCTGACTGCGCAGCCAGGCGGTTACCGGTCCGGACAGTCAGCGCCATTGTCGTGATCCCTGGATAGCGACGCGGGCGCGACGACAACCTGGAGCGAAGCGCCTGCCAGAAAACCTGATCGCGCGTACTGCCGCCGGCTACCGGCTCCTTTCTTCTCATGCGGACTTCATACTGTCCTGCAGGAACGGCGAATGCCCGGGTAAACCCTATCTGATTTTCGGTTTTCCTCTTCCAGCTCAACACCTTTTCAGTCCATTCACCAGCAGTAGTCGCATCCCGATACTGGATGATGATCTCAACGGTCTTATTCTTCTTGTTCCCTTTATCGCTGTACTTAACCAGCCCATTCTGAAAATTGAGGTTCACTTCAAACCGGGTTGTGGTTTCCCCATCAGGACAAACGAGGAACGGGCCCACCCAGTCATAGTCGTCATTTACCCCGGTAATACTGGCATCCAGTAAAGTACGGTCAGTAAATCCGGGCCAGGTGCTGTCAACGGTCACTACTTCAACTGTGGCAGGTGGGATCCCCTGCTGTATCTGAGAGATTAAAACGCGCTCGACAGTAATGGTCTGGCTGTCCACTTCAGTAATCCGGTACTTGTTGTCGGCGTAGCCAATTGAGATGCGCTGTGTACCCGCCGGGATCCCTGTGAACGGCTTGCCAGTAGCGCTGTTGTAGGCGAGCGTAATATGAGCGCGAACTTCAGGTGTTCCGCCAGACGATTTAACGCCCGGTGTGCTGACTGGCGTATCCCCAAACGCAGATTGTGGCAGGGTACTGTGAGTAATTGTATCGCCTGAGAAGGGACTGGAAGATTCAGCAATTTCGATTCGACCCGAGTTGTCGCGGGCGATCAGTCCGGAGCCTGTCAGTTGGGACGTTATTGTTGAAACCAGCCCGCTCATGGTCACATAATTTGTCAGCAGCGAAACCGGCCACGTTGTTCCCTGCCAGGTAATATTGAACGTTACCGGCGCTGTAGAAAAATCGTAAATCGAAGGAGCTGCACTTGCCAGAAGGCTCGCAGCCGATCCGCCAACGCCCGGAACAGCAGCAACCCCGGGGGTGTAGCTCGCTATAACGAGATCATAATCAGTATTATTGAAACCCAGACTAACTGGCATTCCCACCACCGGGGACAGCTCGTCCATTTCACCATAAATGACGTTATAACCGCCCGAGTTCGAGACGGCCCATGTGGCAGGGGCCTCAATGATGATGATCGTACCTGCAGTCCAGGATTCTGGTACATCCGCGTCTTCATCGCTGCTGCCCGTTGATATAAGCGTAACGGTATTTCCACTGACCAGTATCGCGTCTGCGCTGACACTGACAGTCTGTGGGCCGCTCGAGCCCAGATCCAGGCCTGCAGTACCGGAGTTTGTGTTTCCTACTTCACCAGAGTTGTACCAGTTCTCTGTCCTGCTATCGGAAGAAACATCCGCACCAGGGGGGTAGATGGTGTAACTGACATCATCGCCGAATGCAGAGAGTAGTGTGTTACCTATTCTCATATCGGATTTAGGCAAAGAAACATATCCAACCCCAATAGCAACAAACATGCTGGTAACGAAGCTGGTTTCGCCAACGAAGCGGCTAACCGGCTGCATGACATAATCCGGCCAGACACGGTAGCGGCCAAATATTTCCCGTACCGGTTCTCCGAGCTTTGCCATGTTGGCTTTCGCCGGATTGAGTTCAAGCTGGTCACCGTTCCCTGGCTGGCTGGCAGCCCCAGTCTGCATGGTGCTCATCATGTAAATGGAGTACGCAGCAGAGGCGACGGCTATTGCTACCGCCGTCCAGACCAGCCAGGCGGGCGCTGCCGGACCGAACGGAACGGGATAAAGCCGCACATCATCATCCGGGGCGATCACCTGCGTACTCCACTCATCCGAAGGGATAGAACTTCCATTCAGATCCAGCGCCACTGGATGAGTCAAGTCAGGTCGCCACCCCTGTACGTTTTTGGCGAACCAGTCGGCAACGGTGATGCTGGCGTGCTGATGCGTCTCCAGTGGCTCGCCTTCGAGCCGGGACGGGTAAACTCGGATCGTCACTTATAGAACTCCACTTTGACGTACTGCCGTAGAAATCGAGCCAGAGGTAAAATGGTCACATTGCGTTTAGGGTTGGCCTCGAGGACGTGCAAAGCGCCATTAACGGTGACGGCGATCCCCAGGTGAGTGACCAGCCCTGCGGTATAACACGCCGCTACCGCCCCCTCTTCTGGCTCGCATTTTTCAATACTGCTAAGGAAGCCGTTGTAGGTGTCATTCATCTGGCAACCCTCGTTGATCACCCCCTCAAACACAGGCCATGCTGGCAGGCCAAGATCGCGACGAACTTCATGAACCACCCCATAGCAGTCCAGAATCGGAAATACACGACCGCCCATCCGCCATGTAACGGACAGGTATTTGTCAGGATTGAACATAGTGATTTCCTACTGCAGGTAACGAAGGCCAGGAAAGTCCGTCAGTGTGTAGCGGTAGCGTGGCCATGCCGTATCGAGAATATTCATGTAGCCGGCGGTGATCTGCACTTCCGTTGCAGTCCATGACCCTTCTTTAATCGCAAGAGTAAATGGGGGTGCAGCTGGCGCAGACAAATCTGAGGAAATATATCTTCGAAAGGTCAGGGATGCATTGCTGAGGTTATCGAGCGCATTACGAATAGCTGTCGACACCACGCCATCGATATTGCTGATGGCAAATTTTAGATCCTGCGTGCCGTCAGAGTTGCGCGCCGGCAACGCTATATCAATCGCAGAGCCAGTGAAAGTAGCTTCCGCGCCGTTTTCAAGCTTCACTGTAATATCGTCCCAGCCACGGGTTAGCCAGTAGCTCTGGCCCCCAACGGTGATCTGCAACGTATCGATGATGACCTCAGCACCACTACTGGCGTAAAGCCGGTTCAGTATTGTCATGCCTCAGGCCACTCCCGGTTCAGTGCCAAATCGATAATGTCCGAACCTGTTATAAACTCAGGGAAATTACCCCAACCAGGCGGAAGTAAAGGACGTTCGTATAATTCAAGCTCAGCTGAGTAGCGCCAGAAGTTTCCGCCCTCCAGGTCTGGACCTTGGTAGATATCCGTAAAGCGGCAAACTTTTGCCGCCTCCCCTCCCGGTGTACGCAAGTTCATATTGAACCAGGCAGCACCATCGGTAATCGCATCGCGGTACCAAGCCTCAAACGCCTGAGCCTGAGAATCAGTCAGCAACCAGGAAACAGTTGCTACTGTTGGGGTTGAGGTATAACGCCGACGTTGCCGCGCTCGTCCACTGGTCATTTGCGTTCTGGCTATTGGACTGACAGGACGCAACCCATATCCTTCCTGTAGCGGTACTGGTAGTGCGTCATGCGGATAGTTAATGCTGGTTGAAATAGCCATCAGCGTTTTTTCCTTCCTACAGCCCACCCGCCATTAAGAGCTTTGGATGCCTTCCCCGTTCCGGCTGCCAGATCGTTGGTGGTCATCTGGTACCCTAATTTCGCTCCACGCATCACTGCACCTTCAATAAGCGTCAGTGTGCGCTGGTCGGGATCACCGTGAATTTCCAGAGGTATATTGATGTTTGGTGCCTGGCCGCCAGTGGATTGCTTACCTACACGATCAAGGGTAGCGTCCAGTTTGGCGCTGGTTTTAGCCGTGGTCACACGCTCACCTTTTTGTAAAAGCCATGTACCCGTTTCTGGTACCGAGTCGATACCATCATGAGCCTGACCTTTAAGAGCTGTGCTGACGCCAAGCATCAAAACCCCTGCGCTGGCCGCTGCTGCTGTAGCGGCTGGACCTGCCAGAGCAGGACCCACATAAGGAATACCGATCATGGAGGTGAATGCCTGGAGGGCGGCCATGGCAACCTGTGCGGCCGCATACTGGAGAAGAGCTGCGCCCATAGACTGAATGAACGTGGATGCGAAGTCTTTTACGTTCATCTTACCGGTCTCAGCCCACTCAACAATCATGTCGGTAAGGCTGCTGAACGCCAGGGCTCCAACCTCCTGCATGTTGCTGTACATGTCCATAGAGGCTTCAATCTGCGTAGCCAGTCCTGAAACAAACCCGGCAGTTCCGTCATTTCTGAGCTGATCAACTTGTTGGTAATATTCTTCCTGAATACGAAGACGCTCAGCTAGCGCATCGTTAAGAGCTTCTGTTTCTCGGTCATAAAGGCTTTTTGTTTTAATATCACCAGACTGATATTGCTTTTGAAGATCTGCCTGCTGGGAAAGGAAGTCAGCCTCGATCCGCAGGCGTTCCCGCATACGTTCGCGCGCGTCATCCCCCAACCATCTGCCAGCAATATCGATATCCATTGACGCTTTATCGTTCTGGTTTACTGCATGCAAGCTATTAACAAACTCTGCCAACTTAAGATTTTCTTCGTTCAGCTTCTTAATATCGTTGAGCCGATCAATTTCAGTAGCGAGCTGGGTGAGTCGCGTTTTTTGAGTCTGATTCAGGCCTGTTAATTTTCCGTCCGCTATATCAAACTGCAGGCGCTGAAGTTCAGTCACCTCGGTTACTTTCTTGCCGGTCGTATCTATAAGTGCGATTTGTCGCTGATAGGCCAACTCAGTTGCTTTAAACGCATTCTCAATCTTTTTGGCTCCAGCGTCAGGAGATGTCTTTCCATTGCTTTCCCCTGCACCAAGGTTGTAATTAGTTTTTGTGACTTCCTTGCCTGACACGGTTGCAGGGTTGAGAGGGAGGTTATTGAGCGACTTAATTAGCGCAGCACGGCGTTGAAGCTGTTCAAGCTCTGCCCTTTTACCCGCGGTATCCATGCCGATACGGTTTACGTCAGCAAGGAAACCTTTGTCGCCGAGGTCAGCTTGAAGATTTTTTATCCGCCTTTCTATTTCATCAAGGGATGCATTTGCACCTACGGACTGGCCGCCTTTATAGAGATCAATTAGCTTACCGGCCTCTGCCCCTACCTTTACAAGCCAGGTTGCCAGGTCAACCACTCCACCAACCAGATCGGTTATTCCCTGAATCACCGCCGGGTCTTTAAATACATTACCCATATCGGTGATGGATTTCTGCAGCCCCGACAAATCAACATTTGCTAGGCCGGTAGCAATTTCAATTTTTACACCATTTACTTGCGTCTCCATGTCTTCAAACAAGGAGTTAACTTTGACCAGTTTTTCAATATCAGCATCATTCGGTGCTACGCCAAATTTCTTGGCCGCATCCATATACTGCCGAAGTTTCTCACCACCCTGATCAAAAAGTGGCAGTAGCTTAGAGAGATCATTACCAAGGCTCTCAAGAACTGTTGTTTTTTCAGCATTGGTATTTATCTTGCCCAGCGCATCACTTATGGCCAACAGCTGCTTATCAGGTGTTTCTCCAGCCAGTTTTTTTGCTGACAGGCCTAAAGCATTGAGCGCATCAACCGCCTCGCCGGATTTATTTAGTACCGCATCACCAATCTTGTCGCCAATATCTTTGAAGATATCGGCCATCTGATCGCCAGAAACTCCCGCTTTCTCTGCGGCGTACTGCCATGCAAGCAAGGACTGAGTGGACATGTTGAGCGATTTTGCCCAACGATCTGTTTCGGTAATCTGCTTAGATGTGGTTTTAAGCAGGTTAAAACCTGCAACTCCGACACCTATTGCGGCGGCACTGGCGGCCGTGGCAAATCCCATAAATGCCGTTGCCACTGCTTTTGCATCATCCTGGACTTGCTTTCGCCATTTTTGTGATGCTCTTTCGGCCTGGCTAAGACCTCCAACGAATCCGCCAACTTTGGCTATAAGATCAATTGTCAGTGTACCGAGGGATTTGCCCGCCATGTGAACTCCAGATATAAAAAAACCCAGCCTGAGCTGGGTTTAGATGGGAAACAGCATTTTCATTGCGTATTGAAATTTCGGGTCAACTTAAATGTTATGAATTGGTTATTGGCTTCTAGGATCTCAAGTATCGCTCCCTTGTAGCGAATTGTTTTGGACTCAGAGAGATCATATTCAACCTCATTAGAAAAGGCGGGGCGAGCCAACCCATCAGAATACTCCCTATAACCAATATTTATTTTGCTCCCAACCTTTCCGTTATAGATTAGCGTCTGCTGGAAAGAGCTTTTAACCGATGAATTCAGTTTGACCTTGCTGAACGATTTACCTGTATCGCACTTTGTCCCGTTAAATACGGTGATGATGCAAATTTCACCTGAGTTTTTTAATTGAATATTTTTAACCGGATCGTTAATCATTGGCCTATAAGGTATGACTACCCCAGTCCGGCTATTTATTCCGCTGAAAAACTCCGAGTCTCCCTTTTGACCGACTTTAGCGTAGTCACCTGCTGGGATAACATAATAAAAGCTTTCACCAATTTGCGTCGATTGCTCGAAGTGAATGGCATCACTACTTGAGTCTACGCCCTGTTTAACCATTTCCTCGCCAACATATGTTGTTGTTGAAGTATTCAATGGCGGAACGCTAAAGCTCTTTTCCTGAGGAATGTAATTGTAAACTGGAGCAGTGCAGCCAGACAGTAAAAGCGCTCCAAGCGCCAAAGCTAAAATTTTTTTCATTAATTGTTCCCTTTGATTGCAATCGGAAACATCTTAACCAAAAAGTTCTTCACTGCAACGGCAAACGCCGATTTGTTGATCTCAATCGACCTCAGAAGGAAAACCCGCAGTTAAGCGGGTTTGGCTGAATAGTAGTTATGCCCGATTTACCTCGTGTAGTTACCTCCGCCCAGACCAAGTAAGCCTATGCCCACTCCTGCATGGCCTGATCCAAAGAAATGGCAGGCTCGTTAATGTGAGGGGCAAAATCACTGACGCGGAACGAAGGGGTATCCTTACCCTTGTTGACGTTCGCCACCACTGAGGCGACCATCGCGGCCCCCCACTCTGTCCTCATCATGGGATTCAGGCCACCGTACCGGCTTCGGTATCTGAGCCAGAGATGCAATTCTCTAAGGCTGAGTCGCTCTTGAGCTTCTGCGATTGTCCTTCCCCCGATGCCATTGAGGACGAGCTCGCACCAGACTTCATCTTCAGCCGTGAGGTCGTCTTTCCCAACTCATTCACCTCCTGAATGGCAACTAGGAGCGCCACCGTTAGCGCACCGTCAAGGGCGCCGCGGTCAGGGTCGGCTTCACCAGTAATATCCTTCGCAGTAAAAACAGGGTTTCCAGCCTCATCGCACACTGCAGCCGCGATATAACCAGCCGCGCCATCAATCTTACCGGCGCTGGCCTGAATGCCTTGTGTTGCAGCATGATAGCCCGCTGGTCGGATAAACACAGTAGCAGTCAGTTCTTCATCGCCCTGCTTCCACGTAACTTCCTTCTCAATTGGTCGGCCAGTGAAAGCACCCGCTTCTTTGAGATTATTGAGGGTAAGCTGCATGACTTATTCTCCTTGAATACTTAGGGTTTGCGGGGATTTACCCCGCATATTAATTAACTGCCAGCTTGCGCTTTTGGTACCCAAACAGAAGGGCCTGATCGCTGGACCGTAGCGGAAGTGGCGACTACAGTATTCGCTGCAAAGTCGAACGGGAAATCAGTCACCTTACCTTTGAAAACAAACCAGGTGCGGTCGTCTGGAAGTGACAGGCCATCTACCGCATCAGGATCTGCACCAGTTGCAGCAGTTGGTTCTGACTCGCCGTCAGCCCATCCCACCGCCCAGGTCAGATCCTGCTGATTATCAGACTCAGCCAGACTGTGCAGCATAAGATGGCTGGCGTTGGCAGGATCTGCATTGAGGGTTAATGTTGCCGCAGCCGGAGTACGTAAACCCTTTTTATAGGTACGCGTGCTACGCTCGCTCAGGCAGGTATCTTCAATCTGGTCAGCGGGGTTGCCGCCGGGTGAAAATGCTGTGATGCATTCCACTTCGCTCACAGCGCCGTTAGCGAGAACAAAGAGCTGCGTGCCTTGAGTCACTACTGACATAGTTATCTCCGGGTATAAAAAAACCGGCTCTGAGCCGGTGTGTTGATGAGTCAACGTTTCACTATCCAGTCAACGTCGAACGAATAGCGATAGCGTTTTGTGGTTGAGTCTTTTTCCTGTCCACCCCAACGTGTGATATAGGCATACGGTTCAATCGCATCACGAACCGCGGCGGCCACGGCGATCGCCTGGTCTGGCGTGTCGGCATACACATCAACCTGCAGCGTAAAAGAGTCTGCGTCAGGGCGCTGGGCCAGGTAGTTCTCGGGAGAGCCGGTAACGTTCTGCCACACCACGTAGGGATAAACCACATTGTCGTCCTGCTGGCCGAACGGATAGATGCGCAGAATGTCACCGCCCAGCATCGCGACCAATGGAGGGCTGGCGGCACAGACGCTAAAGATCGGCGCAATCATGGAGGCACTCCCTTTTTAGCCGCGCGCTTGATGGCTCGGTCAATAGATTTTTCGTATTCAGTGGCAAATACGTTCACCACTTCACTGACGCTGCTTTCGGCCGCCGGGCGCATGAAAGGCTGCGCACGCACATTCTCGGTACCGAATTCAATCAGGCGCCAGTGTGGCGTCGGGGCGTTTTCACCGAGATCAGGATGTTTTTTCAGGACTGCACCATGCAGCACGCCGATCCTAAATCCGAGGTTACCGGTGGTTTTGAAGATGCGGTTGTTCCATCGCATAGCCACGTTTGCGGCAATGCTGCGGCCTGTTAACGGGTCATCAATCCTGGCGGCGTTCGCTTTCGCTTTTTCGACAATCACGTTACCAGCGCGCCGGAGTGCGGCCCGTCCACCGCGACGACGCAGATCGTCACTGATGGACGATAGTTTCCCCAGCAAACTCTCAACTCCAGTAATGCTGATATCAATGCCGTCAGCCATCGTTCACTCCTCGCGAGCATGGCAGCGTCAGATATTCCCTGCCGCTTTTATCGTCTTCCAGCACGCCCTGAATATCGTAAACGCGTCCACGGTAAAGAATGCGGTGCTTATCCGTGACATCATCACGCCAGCGAATAGTGATCCGTGTGGTTACCTCGCTCTGTCCCGCCTGCGAGGCCACAAAATCGCGCGCAGACAAATCGGTAACGTTGGCCCATAGCTCAGCCATGTCAGCCCATCCATTAACCACCGCGCCGGTAACTGGGCTCTGCGTTTTAACAGGCTTCTGAAGCATGATTCGTTTATTGAGCTTCCCCGCCTGCATGATCACCCCCTGGGCTTGCCGCTGAGGTAAGTATGCTGTGGAAGTTCAGCTTCACTCTCTTCAACTACCATTGACTGGTAGATCACAGCCGTTAGAGCTTCGTTTGACTCCGCCAGTCGGTTCATCGCTGCTGTCTGGGCTGCCATTGCGCTCAGCAGCTGGTTTACCTGTTGCTCGTTCATAGGCGATTTTCATCCACTTTTTTAGCCACTCACGGCGGGCGGCACATCCGGAACAGGCCATCAGTGCCACCTCCGGTGCTGCATCAGCAGGGCTTCAACTCCAAGCGGTAGCTCAGAAGTAATATTGCCGACATTGACTGCTTCCCGGTTTGCGTACCAGTGACCGATAAGAAGCAGCATTGCCGCCCATATGCCGGAAGTGAAAAGGATCTCACGTGGCGGCATCTCCCCTTCCACTGGCGGCGTCAACGACTCCACCAGCGTGCCGTCGCAGAATTTCTCAACATAATCGACGGCAGCCGATGCGTATGCCGCAATAAGAGAATCTTCGACGTCGCTATCAACCCTCAGATGCGTCTTTATCTGCGCCATCTGCTCCGCGCTTATTTCCACCTTTACCCCCGGTTTTGGCTTTTACAGGCTGTTCAGGATAGGAGGTTTTCGCCTTTTCGGGCTCAACCTCTTCGGCCAGGTGCAATTTGACCAGCGCTTCGCCGACTTCTTTCTTCACTACGCGGATTTCGCCCTGGGATACTGTACCCAGGTGATAATGCGAGAACATACGAAGAGCTTTAATTTTCATACATTAAACGCGGCCATTGCTGACCGCGTCCTCCTGTCAGGAGCCAGCAGAAACCGCAATATCGCCAGTGACGATAGCTGCAGGACGATAGTGCGCCAGCGCTAGGCGTTCTTCGCACAGGATGGTCAGCATGTTTTTAACGAAGTTATCGCGATCCTGGTTGCTGATCTCGATAGTGGCATCCATGCGGTCCCATACCTGCGATGCCAGACCAAACGCACCAACGGTAAATTTGCCTGCCGTCTGCGCCGTGGTCGAAACTACCGGCAGACCCCAGAGCACTTTGGAGGCAAAGGCCTGTGGGCCGCCAAGGATGTAATTGCCGTTAGCATCTTTCAGCAGCGCGATACGGTGCCAGTCCGCCGGGTTGAGAATGATACCGTCGGCTTCAAACTCGCTCAGCGACACCTGATAGATGGCATGCGCCAGAACATCAGCACCGGTATCTCCGGTCGCGTTGAGTGCAGTTTCGTAGTCATTCGCCACCACGTTCAGCCCCTGGAGGTTGTCGCCGGTGCCATCACCGTTCAGCATCTGGTTTTCTTCCACCAGCGCCAGGCCATACATCATGCGGGAGTTGATGTAGGACTGCAGTGCCGGGGCATCGTCCATGATCTGGCGCGACGCCTGGATCCAGTGAGCGATGGTTTTCACGTTCGCCGTTTCTTTGGTGAAGGTGATGTTACTTTCAGGCTTGAGGGTGCCTTCCGCTACTGGTGCCGCCGCATTGGTAAACACATTTTCACGCACGTATTCCAGCGCGTTACTGGTGATTCGCCCCTGTGCCAGCAGATCACGAACGGTCAGGCGGCGCAGACCAGGCATAAGAATACCCGGTTGCTGCTGCGGCAGAACCAGTGCGCCGGCGGAGTTCGCGCCAGAACCGATTGCTTTGTCGAAGCTGGTCACTTTCGCTTTGGTGCGCGATCCGTCCCAGCCTTTCATCAGATCTTCAGACACGCGCTCTGCAAAGGACTTCTGGGCGGTCTGTTCAGGCGAGTTGCCAGCAAGTTTCTGCTCAAGATCGAACAGGCGGGTGCCGGTGCTTTTCAGTTCATCCTGGGCTTTAGCCAGGTCGGTCTGCAGTTGCTTATTGAGTTCGCCGTTCTGGTTGATGGATTTACGCTGTTCTTCGATAAGCTCCTTCACTTCTTTCTGGGAGTTCTCGATTGCTTTTTCCAGTACAGATAATTCAGACATGTGTTACTCCGTTAAGGTGTCCGCAGGTTAGCGGCAAATGAGGTAATGCGCTGTGCCAGCGCGTCAATGTCGCCGCCGCCGAACTCGCTTCGGCCTGCGGACTTCACGCGGGCGATAAATGCCTGCGCTTCAGCGCGGGTTAGACCGACTGAATCCCTCAGCCAGGCCTCCGCGTCACGAATGGTTTTAATGCCGTCGATACTCTTCATGGCGGTTACGCCCGCCAGCTCGTTGGCCGGGAAGGTGCAGACACTGATTTCCCGCAGATAAGTAATATTTTTGAAAATGAGGCCGGACGTGCCGACGGTGTAATCGTCAGGGCCGACTGAAAAACCCACCGACATGCCTTCAACAGTGCCATGCTGCATGGCGGCCTTCAGATCCTCGGCCAGGCTTAATCCGGGAGTAAGCTGTCCACGGACAAAAAGTCCCTTCTCGTCTTCGTGCATGGCATCCCATTTGCCGACCGGAATGGCTCGCGTCTGGTGGTTAAAGAACATCGCCACCTTGCGGCTCTGGTTAGCGACCACACCAGCGAAAGCGCCGGGCAAAATAATGTCGCCATCGGCGTCGGTGTTATTGAAAACCGAGGCATACCCTTCAAACGTTCCCTTGCTGCCGTCGCCGGTGAACTTGATTTCGGTCTGGTCGAACGCCAGCGTCTTGTGAATATCAGGCATCGTGGCCCCCATAAAAATTAAGCCCCGTCATTGCGGGGCTCTTTGTTTGTTCCGAGGTCGGTAATGGGTACGTTCTGCGACTGGCGCGTCGCCACATCACCGCCAGGCAAAGGCGGGAGGTTATCCAGTCGCCGCACTTCGTTAACGGTCCGGATCCCTGTATTAACCATGGTTTGCATGAAGGTAGCGCGGCTTGCTGAATCACCACGGAGCAGGCCATCAAGGTTGTGCTCGGCGTGCAGCCTTCCCTGATCGGACTCTTTTACCAGCCAGCGCTCTATGCTGTACTCCCAGCGATCGAGATAGGGCTTCAGGGTGTACTGGAGAAAGCCGAGGTTCTGCTGTTCAATGCCGCTGCCCCAGGAAGTAGTTTTTTCAACATCACCAACCAGGTGCGGCGGAACACCATAAAAGCGCGCCAGCTCTGCCACCTGAAACTTACGGGCCTCAAGCATCTGTGCGTCCTGCGGCGAGATGCCGATAGGCTGCGTGGTGAACCCGCTCTCCAGGATCCAGAGGCGTTTTCTCACCGGGCCACCGGCAATCTCCTTAAAGTTTTCTTCCAGCTGCCCGCGCTGCTCTTTGGTCAGCACCTTGCCGTCAGTCATCAGGATTTGCGGAGACTTCGCGCCGTTAGCGAAAAACTCCCGCTGGTTATCTTCCATAGCAATCGCCACGCCTGCAGATTTAGCGCTGAACGCCAGCGGCGACAACCCGACCAGCCCGTTAAAGCCGAAGCCTTTCAGGTGGAATATCTCTTTCGGCTTAAAGTCCACATACTCGCTGTCACGCCGGTACCGGTAGATGACATTTTTTCCATCGAGCCGGACATCCATATTTGCGCTCATCAGCGGAAGCAGGCTGATGACATCGCCGACGCTGTTTCGCTCCACATGCGCATAGGCATTGCCGTAGGCGCAGAGCTGCATTGTCATCGCCTCGCGAAACTCCAGCGCGGTCATGAAGTTGTTGGGCCGGAAGCGAAGAAGCTTCGCCAGGGGGTTCTGGTTGCCGACTTTCTTTCGCTGATCATCGACGGTTTCAAAAACATCCAGCGGTAACGAGGCTGTGACGGTAGAGATGAGCCGGATGCAGGCCCATACGGTGCTGATCGACATGTTGCGCTCATCACTCACCACCGATTCCCCGACGGTGCCATGAGCTGATGTGCCCGCCATCTGCGAGCCATTATCCGGCGTGACCAGGCGGCCACCGGTCAGAATAGAGGCCATGCGCGCCCAGAATGGCGATCGCGTTCGCAGGTCAATGCTGTAATCGGTATCTGCCATTTTTAAACGCTCAAAAAGTTGTAAATGAAATCGTTAACGTCGCCCGGATCCTCCACCTCATCACTGGTCTGTGCGCCGATAGACATCGCCAGCGCCACCATGCCGTCGATACGGCCGCTCGATTTGCCTTTCACAAACTTGCGGTTACCGGCGGGGTCGGTGATTACCGTGGCGTTTTTGGCGCACATTTCGAGGATCGGATGGTTGCCGTGCTTCAGTTGCGCGCCGAGCAGTTTGGCTTCCAGCTCCCTGAGCGCAGGCGACATGGAGACAAAGCCCTGGCCGAATTCCACGAACCGCTCGAGCTCCGCCTCAGTGAAACCGGCGTCGATGAGATGCGGGCGAAGGAAGCGCATGTTGTAGCGGTCGAACGCCAGCGCCCGGACGTTACAGATATCAAAAACGCGCCGCAGCTCCCGGGCAATAAAGGCGTACTCAATGGCTTTGCCCGGCGTCGTGTTCAGCCAGCCCTGCTTCGCCCATATGTCATAAGGCACGCGATCGTTACGCGCCTTGTCCGCCAGCCCTTCTTCAGGTAGCCAGAACTTACAGTGCACATCGCCCTGCGTGGTGTTGAGCACCAGCGCGGTCAGGTCCGACACGCTGGAAAGGTCCAGCCCGCCCCAGACGGTAGCGCCCGCCAGTTCGCCGGGCTCTTCTTTGTTCATGTGCCAGACGGTCTGGCTGACGAACGGGCTTTTCGCCTCAACCCTGCGGTTCAGTACGAGGTTCTCAAATTCAGCCTGGCGCGACGGGAGGCGCTTGGCGCTGGCAGCCATATCCAGCACTTCTTTCTGGTTCATGAACACATCGAAGGCCGGGTTTGCCAGCCGGATGGCTTCGACAGAGAAAGGATCGATATCTTCCGGCGCGGTCTGCAGCCGTACCACCGTTCTCGGATCGGCACCGGTCAGGCCATCATCAATCAGCAGGCTGAGCAGGTCGCTCGCATCGGGTGCCTGGGTGCTGATGATTATCGAGATAGGGTTATCCTGAGCAGCGGTCGCGGTTTCAAGGGCTTCATAAAGCGGGTCGCGCGGCCCGCGCACCTGGCCCAGCTCATCGTGGGCGACAAATCGCGGCGATAAACCGTAGGCCGTTGTAGCCTCCGCGCTCAGTGCGCGGTAATAAGAGCCCAGCTCAGGGCAGTGAATTTCTTTCGCCGAATCCTTGATCGCCACATACTGCATTAGCACCGGGTTCATCCGGCACATCTTGGAGGCCAGGTTAAACAGAATGGCCGCCTGGTCACGCGAGCGCGCGGCAGAATACAGCTGCGAGTTCGGCGCCGCCTCCGGCCCCACAAGGTAGAGCAGCATCAGCATGGCGGTTTCAACGGTTTTGGCGTTTTTGCGTCCGCGGCTGATGATTGCGCGACGGGTGCCATGCTTATTGTCAAAGATAGCCCTGAAGTCGTCCTTCATGAACTCAGCCATTTTCAGGGGCTGGCCGACGAACTTACCTTCAGGAATAACGATATTTCTTTCGCACCAGAAGATATTCCTCTCGGCTCTTGTCAGAGTTTTTTTAGCCATCAAAGAGCCTTATTCAATTTCCCAGGGTTTTCTCTCCCGTGGCAGATTGTTATTTGCGCGGCCAACAGTTTTAGGATCGGCGGTCGCCTGGCGGGTGATTCGAAGGCGTGTCGCCAGAGAGGACGCAGAGCGCACTTCACGCTCGCGCATCGTGAGCAATTTGTCGTAACGCTTCAGGCCATCATCACGGGCCAGCCACTCCAGCTCGAACTCTTCGATCTGGGTGGTTAACAGTCGCGCCTGCACCACATGGCGGCAGTACATTTCCAGCATGTCGCGGTGCGTTTCGGTAAATGAGCTGGCCGGGTTGTCATTGACCAGCCGGACCCAGACGTTTATCTCCGGATCGCTGAGGTGTAACGACGGCTGCAGCCTGCTTTCAGCCAGAGCCGGAAGCGAGACAGCCGACGTTGCGGCAAGAGATTTTCTGCCTCGCTGCGCCATCGCATTTTTCCTTTTTTTCTGGACGTTTTTAAAAATCAAACTGGGAGCGCGGTCTTTAAAAGTTTATCGCCAGAGTTTTACCCTCCCCCCCTGCCTCCACATCACCAATGTGAGAATAATTCTCATTTTTCGATGATCCGCAGGTTATCGCGGGAGAGGCTGCTGGGTGCCAGTCGTTCACTGACACCGAGCGGGAAGGTCAGGCTGACGGTTGGCAGCGCCTGGCCGACTTCATGGTTAAAGGTGATCGCGGTGATGGTTTTAAAACTCACACCATCAATGCTCAGCTCCACCAGCTTGCCATCGCGGTATTCAATCTTCAGGTCTTGCATTGCGTTCTCCTGTTACCAGATAACCCGGCCATCGTTGTCGAACTCAGTTACCGTGCCGCCCTTTTCCATGCGTTGCTTAATCGAGTCGTGGCAGCGTTTGCATAAACTCTGCAAGTTATCCGGGTCATGAAAGAGGGTCTCATCGCCCTTGTGCGGAGTTATATGGTCGACGACAGATGCGGATATCACCTGGTTTCGTTTGAGATGAAACTCGCACAGCGGTTGTTTCTGAAGCTGATGATAGCGGAGCCTGTACCAGCGCTTGGTGTTATAGAGGTGGTGCCAGGGTGAGTTGGAAGCCATGGGTTTAATCCTGAAAAACTCTAAATCGCCAGACCTCAAACAGTGCGAACGACATCGAACAAGCTCAGCCGTAGCGAACAATATGTTTAACCCCTACAGGGTATATTTATGATTTATCCGCTATAGCCATTATCAAGCCCACCAGCAGATGAGCTTTGTAATGGCTTAACCTAACTTTGCGCGCACCAGTGCATCTTTAGCTTCAAGCAGCTTGCGCAGGCCTGCTGATTTTTCCGCACCGTCAGGCAGTGATTCATCCATCAGCGTCGCAAGATCGCCGATTGGCTTACTCACTTCCTGCAGATGTGCCGGGAGATGCTGATACGAAAAATACTTCATAATTGGAGATGGCATTTTTTACCCTCAGTTAGTAAAAAGCCCCGCATATGCGAGGCTAGTCAGATACCGGTAATGCTCAACTTCAAGATTCAACCTCAAACAGCAGAAGCGCTTCTTCTGACTCTTTGATTGCTTTCGTCGTTCTCGCCACCAGCCCTTGCTCAGTTGTTACGCGGCTCAGTTGGTTGACGAAGATCTGATACTTCAGAGGGTCATCCCCAACAAACTTAATCGCATCTGCAGCGGCCGCAGTGTCATAGTTCAGGTTGGCCAGAAGATTTAAACGGATCTGCTGTGCCGTTGTAACGGTGATTTCAGACATAAATATTCCTGTGGTTGCCAGCTATCTGGAGAGTAAAATAAAAATCCACCAGCAGGTGCCAGTGGCTTGATGTAAGCGTGGTGGCCGATACTGATTATCGGCTTTGATGTCTACCTCACTCTCCCACCATGCCGGTACGTGGGAGACTACGCGACCATTCGGTTTCTGCTATAAGCTTCTTCAGGCGTAGTGTGTACCGGTTTGGGTGCCTACTTGGTAGACGGCGGCACCGTATGCTATTGCGCTTGAGCGAGCGCGTTCACCACGAAAAATGTATCAGTTTTGACCTAAGAAATAGTAAATACCTTTAACTGCCTTGTTTATTACCAACCCACTCAATTAATTAATACCGCCCCATTAAGAATAGAGTTTTTAATTTCCGCACGAGAAACGATTCTCTGCCATACCTCAGGATTATCCCTCATTTTCACAAGCCAGTTATTAGCGGCATCACAGATGTCCGTGCAAAAAACCTTCGCGCTTATCTGAAGTGAGTTATTAAACATATTCAAATGACTATTACCATGAGTGATATGGATTTTATACTCAAAAGCAACGTCAGAAGCTGAATGAATAAAAGCATTTCGCAAGCCCCAATATAACTTAGGGGTTAGCTTAGTTGTAAAAGGTTGAGCTTTAAGCTCATCGATGATTTCGCTTGGGATTTTACCTATCTCATCCGGCATATTTGATACCATATAATCATATATCGTATCTGGAAAATATTTATGCTTCAGGTTATCAGAAAACCACCTTTTTGCGCGTATACCATTTTTTTCTTCCGGCGTTTCCAGACTTCCGCAAATATCCGGTATAGATAATGCCATAAAAATAGCGCAATGATAGTTATTCTCTTCTAAGCACTTCTCAATAGACTGTATGTACTCTTTCATCATTTATTCTCATGTGATTTCTATCCATGAGAATTTATCACTGAAATGTCCGACTCGTCCCATTTTCACTTCACGAATTCACAGTTCGCCTGCCACGATTTGTTATGCGCCAGGATGTCTTTCTTCGTCTGCTTATCCAGCACATCAATATCATGGTCGGTCAGGTAGATTGGCTTAACCCAGTCACAGGCAGTATCAATTACCACCGGGACGCTTCCACGAGTCACGCAGCTCGCGATCAACATCGTCGCCAGGCATATGGTTAACAGTCTGCTGTACATTGCTGGCCTCTTTCGATGCTTCAACCCGGCGCTCTGCCGCAGCGACCGTGGCCGCGGCGTTATCTTCGGTTCGCTGCTGGTCTGCTTTTGCTTCCGCTTTGCTGGTGCCCCGAACATGACCCAGGCCAAAAGCGCCAGCTATGGCAGCTATCACTGCCGCGACCAGCCCTATGATCGTTTCAATCCCCATAGTGACCTCACACCAGCACAGATTTTGCCAGGTTGAACAGAATACGCCGCTTATCCAGTCCGTTGCGCCCGCCGTTAATGATCAGAGTTACGCGCTCCACATCGCCGGAATGAAGAAGGCAGCCGCGGGATGCAAAGAACCATGCAGCTGATCGGGCAGCGTAGACATCCTGCTCCAGCAGTTCCGGGTGGGTCACAAGATCCAGCTTGAGCGCCAGGCCGCAGCTGCGATAGTTGCTCAGCCCGGTGATCTGCTTCAGTCCGCGCCCGCGGTATTTCCATCCATCGCCCGCCACCTGGTTACCCAGGTTCTTTTTGCCCCACTCATTCCCATAAACCAGATTGGCGATCGCCTTCTGGTTGGCCGGCTGCGTTGCCGTTCTGCCGAGGGCGGCGGCCTGCTGTGCTGTGATGCGGTGACTACCGAACGTTGGTACCAGGCTTTCAGCTGCATAGTTCAGGTTTTCAACCACCCGTGTAAACCCGGCAGACTCATGCCCCATCTGGGCAATAAACATGGCCTGATCGAGCGGAGCAGTTATGCCGTACTCTTTCATTGCAGCGTCAATATGCGGATACCAGCGCGCAGCTAACCCGGCGCTGATACGAGCCGCCTTTTGAAATTGTGATTCGTTCATTAGTTCCTCAGGTGATCAACCAGGCGCGCAACGTTGCCTCTGACGGCCACCAGCACGGAAAGGAAAATGACGTTGGCCCCAATAGTGGCCCACGATGAATGAGGATAAATGCCGCAAAGGTAGGCCAGTGGCACGGCGCTGTACGTGACAGTAATTAACCATGCCAGGCGGGAAACCCACGGGCGATGCCGTGAATCACCCCGGCGATAAAACATCAGAGTCAGCACTACGCCTGCGCAGAGGAGCGCGTTGATAGTTGCTGTAGGGTCATTTAGAACCACCTGAACCTCCCCGGCGCGTTATCAGCGCCACCAGCGAGCCGACATCCTGATTATTCAGGAACGTCAGGATTTTGACGGCTAATGCAGAAACGATAACGGCACCAATGGCGTCCAGGGGTTTATCGCTGTAACCGGTCAAGTTAGCCAGCTTCGACCCGACCAGGCCGGAGCATAGAATGCCAGCGATATAGGACACGATAAAATATGCCAGTCGGCGGGGTGCGCCCAGGTCGGCTGCCGTGGCGATATAAAATACCGCCCCTGCAAATGCGCCAAAAACCACACCGTAATCGGTCCCGGTAAGCAGTCCATAAACGCTGGCCCCCGCCAGGGTGCCACCGGCTAACCCCGTGCCGGAAATTGGATCGGACATTGGTCCCCCTCAGTGCTGTGAATCCTCTCAATATGAGGGGAAAGAAGGCCGCTGTGCGGCTGGGTGTCACTCTGTCAAAGGCCATCGGAATGACCTTTTGCACAGTGTTATTTACTGGGTTTAATCAGGGGCCAGAGCAAAGCAACCACCCCGGCCACCAGCACGCCATCTGCAAGGATGGACATCATTTTGCTGGTGAAGTCGATAGACACCACCAGGAATAACAACACCCCGGCGGCGGCCCAGCGGAGATTGCCGATCACAGATACTGATCCAGTGGAAGCTGCAGCGCCTGGGCAATTTTCTTCAGCTGCTTCTCTTCGTCTTCGCCAATACCGTCGTTGTCGGCTACATCAAGGCACAGGCAGAGAACATCAACCGCATCTGGCGTTCCCGCCACATCAGCGAGTTCACGCATTGCCTGCGCATTGGCAGAACGTGGTGATGCTTCATACTGAGCGCGGATGTTGCTGCTCATACTGGCGATCTCACCGGCAAATGCAGAAAACGCCGGTTTCGCCTGAATGGTCTTTTCGAGCGTTGCAATTTCTGATGCATCGCAGGTGCCGTCAGCATATGCGACTGAATAACAGCCCCACACGGTCGCCTCTACTGCATCGCGGTTTTCCATCTTCTTCACTTCGACGATTGCTTTACGTGCTTTCTTTTTGAAGATACCGAACATAGTGACTTTCCTTTAGTGGTGAGCCTTACGCTCAGAGTGGAACAGCCCGCAGAAGTAGTCACACTGACCACTGCTAAGGCTCACCATGAAAGACTCTGCGGTTGATGTGCGCCGAGCGAGGCGCAGATACAAGAAAGGCCGCCATATGGCAGCCCTTGGAGACGAAAAAACCCGCACTGATGGCGGGTTTCTTTTTGTGTTACTGCTCAGTTCGCTTTAACGTCCCGAGCCTACCACAATTTAAGCACTTTTTTGCTCACCCTGCAACATGAATCTGTCGCTATTTGTGCCGAACGCGTCACAAACTGGAGCGTACAGGATCGATTCTGCAAGACTTAACCATGTGTCAATGCGGCGGCGGCAAGTGATTAGGCTCCAGTCAGGGTGTTTGGCATGCAGTTCATTTGCCATCTGGAACTTGCTCTTGCGCAGTCTATGGCGGTCAACAATGACACCGTATAGCCCCCGGTATTCATCGTTCATAAGTACAGATGCAATGGTCTTGTCCACTAACAGACCCTCTTCATCCGTGCAGAACGCCAGCCCACTTTTATTTTTGCTGTTGAGGATTTCACGCAGGTACGCTTCAAGCTCAGGTTTAGTGATGCCGGATTTCTTCATACGGCGAAGCGCATCGTTGATAGCCGTCTTGGTGATTTTTGAGGATGCCAGCAGCTGGTTGAACATGTTGCCGCCAGAACCGCCACCGATATAAGACCAGCGGCCCCACATGCGGAGCTTGCCCTGAATCCAGATGCTTTCGAGAGTGCGCAGGCGAACCATTTCGCCCGCCTTGCCAACTTCAGAAGGGTTAATCATTTTGCGTCTCCACTACGCCAGTACGCCGATAGCCAGCGCACGATCTAAAAACCGAAACAGCAGCGTTAACTGGTCGCCGTATTTCGCTTCAAATGCCACAGGGCCAGCGTGCAACTCGTCGTGATGCTCTCTGCACAGAGGTATCACAAACAGGTCGTGCGCCTTTGTACCCATTCCACCCTGCCCGTGGCCTATCAGGTGGTGGGGATCGTCTGCCGGGTTGTTACAGCACATGCACTGCTGCGACTTAACCCAACGGGTGTACTTCTCGTTTTCCCAGCGGCGGCGCTTGGGTTTCAGCATGAAGGATTCCGGGGTATCTGGATCAACCTTCACCGCCACTATCTTTTTTGCTTTCTCCTGCAGCAGTTCTACCGCTGGTAACGATGGAGTAATGTCACTTTCGCGCATTACGGATCGCATAGGTTCGGGCTGTAGCCTCAGAGCCTTAATGGCCATGCTTTCCGGGATAACATCTGCCAGGCCGTTCTTCACCAGCCACCAGCAGAACTCCGGCAGCGTAAGCACGTGGTCTTCACTGAAGCCAAGTTGACCGCTCACGGTCTTCAACAGCCAGGATACCAGGTTTTTACGGGCAATGCCTGCCAGCCTTTCAGTGGATTGATCACGCAACTGGTTATCACATCCCCAGCACAGGAGGATGCTGCCGGGTTCGTGCCGCATGATGGTGAAGTCGTCCGCGTGCCAGTCGTTATGAGGCCACTGACACTCACGTTTTTTCATCAGCCATGCATCAAGAAGTGACAGGCCACCAGCACGCTGGATCACCCTGGGATTTTCGAAAACAGGCAACAAGCTGGCATCCTCTGCCAGCGGCTGATGGGATTCTGGTAAGGCTCCTGACGGCATATCTGCCAGCTGCTCGCCGGGAGTTTCGATCACAACTCGCCCCTGACGGAACAGCCACATCAACTCACTACCGGGACGGAAGAGCACAACACCAGCAATGGGTGCAATCTCAGGTGTCAGTAAAGCTCTCACGCCATCTGCCCCTTAGCGATATGCTCCGCCCACAGGCCACCTACCCAGCGCACACCCTTCGCGGTAAAGCGTGCCTGGCTAAAGGCATAGTTCGAAGCATTGGTGGTGCCGGTCTTCACTTCAAAGCGTTCGGCCTCGATGTGCTGATGGTATGGCGTAAGGGTACCGTTCAACCGGTACATGATGTGGTTATCCAGCAGGAACAGGCGGAATTCAGGTTCTTTCGCATTTAGAAGTTTGGCTACCTGGCGGAACGTCATTGAGCCAGTGGCCATAACATACCGATCAACAAAATCTGCCTTTGGGGCTGCTATCGCCAGCTCCTCACTCAGTCTCTGCTTCTGCTCTTCCAAATCTGCAGCCAGGCGCAGTGCCTCAGAGAATGACTTTGGGACGGCTGGCGTACTGCCGCTTTCGAGTTCCTGCCACCGGTCTACTACAGCTGCAGTAAATTCCGGTGATAACCTGGCAACGATCACAAGCGAGTCACGTTTATTGAATCGGTACTCCTGGTAAACGTTGCCGTTGTGGGTGAAATCGAACTGCGCCAATGGCGCGGTTAAAAGTCCACCAGCAGCTAGTCGCTCAGCGGAGCGCTTTACATCACCATGCTTACTCTGAACCAGCTCCGATATTTCACGGCTGGACATCATTACCTGCGCACCCTGAATCATTGCGTGGTGCGTAGGGCAATTCACTGTGATATTCATCTGATTCATGCTCTTCTCCACTTATCAGGCGACTGCACTCGCCCTGGGTTTGAATTGAACAATCGTTATCTCGACCTTGCCGCCCTTCACCTTTTCTCCCCATTCAATACAAAGGCGCTTAATCTGCTTGTCGTCCACCCAGACAGATGCATAGGTCAGGGAGTCAAAGAGTGCTTTATTAAAATTGTCTATGTCTCGATCCCTTAAGTCAGGTGGGTAGAGAACTATGTCAACGTCAGCTAGCGCAGATGACGCTTTTGGCAGTGCGCGTAATTGCTCAATCACGGCTTTGCGGACACTGGATTTATAAGCCCTACCCTTTGCGCTGATAAGCACCCGACCTTTTAACGGTCCCTTAGTCGGCGAGCGCCAGTACGTGTTTACACTCGGCGGGAACGGCAGAGTTAATTTCATGGTTTCACTCCGCGTTCTTCCAGCCAGGCGACGGCGTTCTCTCTGGCACCCTGTTCACAGTTAACAAGCGCCCTGATGATCGAAGCAGCATCCATATCGCATTCAGATTTAAGGACGGTTATTCCCCGGGCAGCGCCAGGCGCAACTGAGATGTAGCCCTTCTTCTGAAGCGATTTCACATGGCCTGCTGCGGTGTTTCCTGAAGAGCAGCCAATCAACCCGGTAAGCTCTGATATCGTTGGTGGAAACCCTGTACGATCTTTGTAGAGGTTGATGGCAGCCAGAACTTCACTCTGACGTGGTGTTAATCCGATCATGACTCCACTCCATAGCGCCCGTTCAGGCGACCAATTGCGCTGTTAAACTTCACCAGGGTTACGCCCATCGGCTTAACCAGTTCGTGATACTTTTTCAGGATCGGCGGAACAGCAGTATTCCAGCTTGGTTTGGGCTTCTGTTTCAGCGCTTCCCTTATCTCCCGGACGCAGCGGCGCGCAACATCGCGTACTGCATTCTCCTGCTCGGCTGAAAGCTTCATGCGGCGCGTTCCTCCGGTTTGCTAATCGACGCCACCCAGCCAGGCAAAAGCTCAACATCAGACGATTCGGCCTGATTTCCCCAGTGATGCCAGCCAGGTGCGCCGCAACGACTGAACAGCTCAATGCGTGGAACATCACCGTAAAGCTTCTCCAGACGGAAGCGGGCCTCCTCCGGTTTCGCGCTATGCTCACCCAGAGGGCTATAGATAACCTGCTTCACGCTCGCGTTCAGCCGTTCCAGCCCTTTACCACGGGTGGCGATAAGCAGGTCCTCGGTGTTGGCTCGGGTGTAGTTGCCGCCGTTCATCTTCGTCTGACCGTTCAGCAGATCGAGGAAGTCGTAAAAGTCCTCAACATTGCCGGATGCCAGCGCTTTGTTGATGTGCTGTTCTGCCAGAGGGTTGAACTTCACCCAGGTAAATCCCTTCATGGTTCGGACCTTAAATCCCCACGCCTCAGCCAGTTCGATGGCCTCGCGGGTATGGGTGCCGGTGAACCACATAGCCAGAACAGCATCCTCGGCAGCCAGCTCCCAGACAGGCAGGCGCTTCATGTCGATCAGCTTCATGGTCCCGTAGTGGTTCGTGGCAGCGCCGTTGCTGATGGTGTTCCCGTATTCCCAGGCTGGATCGGCATAAATCAGTGAATATTTCATCAGTGGCCACCATTGAACTGACCAGCCAGGAACCACTGGCCCTCTGGCTTTAAGGTTGATTTCGCCTGACGCAGGCAGCTCTGGCGTTCTTTCAAGCAACGTTCGCGCTCGGCGATGAGGTCTGAACACTGGAATGCCTCAAGCCAGAGAGTGGCGGCGCGACGGTACAGCCCCTTTTCCTGTAGAGCTTTGGCATTCTTCATCAAATCCGCGGCCCCAGTGTCTACGCGCTGAATGGGCTGACCACATCCAGCTGATGCATTCACTGCGTAGTAGCGGTACTGAGAACCAACCAGTTCGCGGGTGGTGAAGTTGAAATCATGCAGCCGGCAGACAGTGCGTTGAACAGAGTCGATGCTGTAATCTGCGAAAGCATCTGCAATCTCACGACTGGTTAAGCCGGGGTTATCGGCAATAAACATTTCGAGTGTTTTCATCAGGCTCATGACTTGTACCCCCTGAAGCCGTGCGGAATCTGGCTGTAGTCGGTTTTGTTGAAGCTGGACTTGAAGATTCCATCTTCGCGAGCCCACTCGCCATTAATCCTCTGAGGTCGTCCAGCGTTATCCCAGCTGTTCGCTGACTTCAGGTAGCCTGGGAACTTGGACGGCTGAAACAGCGTCTGCGGACGGAGGTAGTCGGACATTTTCAGGTCATCACTCCACTTGGCGTTGCAGTAGTCCACCACCAGCGATAGTTCTTCCACGGTGAACCCTTCGCCAATACGGGCACGGATGTTTTGCAGCGAGGTGGTTGAAACCTGATAACGGGAGTTGGTGACCTGGTTGAGGTGAACCAAAACCTGTTTCGCCTGATCGGTGATCAACACTTCACGGTCGGGTTGCGACGCAACCGGACAAGAAAGGGTTTTATTCTCTGTAGTACTCTCTGTTGTATTCTCTGTAAGAACATCAGTGCAATTTGACCTGATGACAGCGGTTCGTTTTGACCCGATTGAGCGTTTCACACTGACCTGTTCCATCGGTTCATTTTGACCTGATGGACGAGTGCAATTTGAACTCCTGGATTTAGTCACTTTGACCTCGTCTAAAAGCTCGCTTTCGTAGTTGATCGTGTAGTAATTCGTCATGTCGCGCTGGGACTTATTCAACTGCTCAATTTTGAGCACGCCGAGAGTCTTCAGGCGGGTGAAGGTGCGCTTGAGAGTGGATTCTGACCAGAACGGGAACTGCTCCAGCCACTGCTCGTTGGTGTTATAGATCCAGCGTACGCCGTCGCGCTCCAGGCCGGAGTTTGTTTCTTTCAGCCAGTAGTTCACCTGCTGCAACGCAATCGCCTCATTGAGGCCAATGCTGTACGCAAGGTCAGGGTTTATCACTATTGGCCGGGATGGCATTAACAGGCTCATGGCAGTCCTTTAACTCTGTAAATTTGCGCTGGAATTGCTCAAGAGGGCTGAAGCACTCATGATCGTACCCGTCGCGCAGGTAGATAACGCGTCGACTCTCTGGCTCCCACCGGATAACCCGAACCGGGACGCCGTAGTGGTCTCTGAACCTGCGATCAAGCTCTGGCATAAGACCTCCGCTCTACGACGCCATACCCCCACGATTGCCATGGCCCGACTGTGGTTACACGGAACCCAGCGGCCTGATACCATGCGCTCATACCGAAACGACGAGGCCCCATGCACTGGAACGCCACGTAGTTGCGGCAGACGGTGATTTACCGTTAAACTGTTCATGCGTTAGTTTCTCCACTGATACGACACGCCACGGCGCCCGGAGCTGCACACTCGCGGGCGTCACTCTTTTATGGTGCACAAAACACCCGGAAAAGCAGCGTTAAATGTTCCTGCCACTTAGCCATCACCTGATAGCTGTTCTCTTCGATTTGAGCGCGCTCTGCATCGTCAATAACGCCATCAGCCGTTGCTTTACGAAGATACTGTGAGTGCTTGCCGATCCACTCTACGGATTCCATCAGACGCTGATTGATGTCCCCGTTCTCTACCTCTTCAACATCTGCCAACGGCACGAAGACGCCGTTTGAATGCCGAGCGATAGCGTCAGCGATGTACGTAGAACCACCAGCTCGCTGCAGAACCATGGCCCAACCCAGCGGGAAAATCTGATCACCATCGGTACGAAGGCGGTTAAACAAAGCGTTTTCAGTTACACCTAACCACTCTGCTGCTTCGGCATAGCCGCCAGGCAGTTCGGTGATCGTTTTTTTGATAGCACCCACCAGCCAGGCTGGTTGCTTATCAACTTTCCATTCAGGTTCTATACCCACGGCTTACCCCTTTTCTCTGTGGTTAATATCAAGCTGCTGAATCTGTAGACTTTTGATAAAGGCTTGCGTCGTACTTGAGTTTTCCTTTGGTAATTCGCTCAATAACAAACGCCTGCTTTTGAGGAATTACATCTCCCCATCGACAAACTGCCGGGTGGGAGATCCCGAGAACACTTGCGGTTTTTGAAACCCCGCCAAAGTGGTCAATGACATCTGATTTACGCATGACTCCTCCTGTTTAATTCACGCTTTAAAGGTAACAAAAGGTACATCAAATAGCAAACAACAGTTACGAGGATTCTATGTAACATTGGTTACATGAAAACAGAGATGAAAGACCGAATAAGATCCCGACGAGTCCAACTCGACATAACACAGCAGACTCTTGCTAAAAGGCTTGGGGTTAGTCGCGTGTCTGTGACTAAGTGGGAGAACGGCACGACAAAGCCTGACGGTGAAAACCTCCACCAGCTGGCCATGGCTCTGCAAACTAGCCCCGAATGGATACTTTATGGTAAAGGTGAGGAAAAGACTGATGACACCAAAGTTATCCCATTCCTAAAACCACCTACTGCAGTCCCTATAATCTCTGCTGTCCAGGCTGGGATGTGGACTGATACTTACGCATGTTCAAGGCTTACTGACGTGATTACATGGACGCAAACTACGGCAAATGTTTCTGATGAGGTATTCGGTTTGGTAGTTCGTGGGGAGTCGATGACCAATCCCCATGGGTTACCCTCTATCCCTGAAGGATCCATCGTTATTGTTGAACCTCATTATGGTCAACTAGATGATTTATACGGGAAGATAGTAGTGGCTCTCCTCGATGGTTCTGCTGAAGCGACAGTAAAAAAATTGGTATGGGATAGCCCTTTCGCATACCTGATGCCACTGAATCCTGCATTCAAACCCATCCCAATAGACGGCAACTGCCGAATCGTTGGGAAAGTCGTTCAAATCACCCAAAACCTCTAAGTTGCTAATTCTTAATGCCGGATAACTAACCGGCATTTTTTTTGGCCCTCATGGTAACAAAAAGTACATTCCTCGCTTGACCATTAAAGTAACTAAAGGTACATTTAATTCGCACCACGGTTCTTATTGTTTCGCGCAACGTGGTGAGCAGTACGGCATATGGCACATGTGTCGCAGCGGTCCGGCAGGGTTCCTCTATGCTACTTTCCATGCCGGGTAGCCGGAATGTGCAAGCCAGGCACGAACGACAGTCAGAGACGTTTCACCAGCGTGGCGGTTAGGTGTGACACCTCGGAAGAGACGAGGCCATAACCAAAAGAGCGCTGGCATGCAAAAAACATCTCGCAGCCGTTGCAGTACCAAAAGCCAGGATGGAACGGCAGAACGCGGTAGTGCTCTTTTTGTTGTGGCATTAGCTCAGTTGGATAGAGCAACGGCCTTCTAAGCCGTGGGTCGCAGGTTCGAATCCTGCATGCTGCGCCAATATCACGTAGCCAGCGTGGTAACCCGTAGTAACGAAAGCTGTGTGTAGTCTTGGCGGTCGGTAGTTGTGAATGTCCTTAATGCCGACCGCCCATTTTCACAGCTGAAAGCGCATTCCTTAATCCATCAGTTATGGGTGACAGGTGTGAAACGTTGGAGTGCGCTTCCAGCTGTGTGGAGAACTAACCGGCGATGGCAGTCGCCCGCTTCATTAAGCGCCCTACCCTGGGTGCTTATTAAAGCGAACCCAAATAATTTTTTCGCCGTAAGGCGCGGGATTCGTGCAACCAAAATTCAGCGGATATTTCCACTGGAGGACTGATGAACCACCTCGAATTTATTGAGAAAAACGTTAAGGAACTGCTGATTAAACAAGGCTTTTCCTCTTCGGTGGCTCAGGGGGGGGCATGGCAAGCGATTGATTTATATAAACGTATGTCGCAAGCCAGCAAGAAAGGAGCAATTTTCGATGATGTGATGCGGCATGCGAAAGCCTGGGCAGACAAACAGGTAACAAAAGCTGAAATCACTAAAAGAAAACGCACCTCCCCAAAAGACCAAGGCGGCCTCTTTTAAGTTGTAAGGCCAAAAATTCAGCGTCGTGCAGGACGCTTATATAACGGAGAAACTAACCATGACGAACGCACAGACCGTCACCGAGTTACAACCACGCATGACCAGAGAGCAGTTGGTAGACGCCGCTCGCATTGCCGCTAAGTACCTCCCAGTTGCTTCAGCTCAGCTGATGAACGAGTTGGCAACCAGACTCGACGTAACCAGCGTTGCGCTGTGTGAGTCCATGCAGCAGCGATCAGTTCTCGCCATCGAAAACACCATTCTTCGTGATGATGTTACCTGCTGGGCTAAAGAGTGTGATCGCATTGTCGAGCGTCACACCAAGAAGCGCACCAATATGCATCTGCTGGAAGCCCAGCGAGAGCTGCGCGAACTTACGCCAGCTACCGATAAGGTAGAACTCGAAATTAAAGCCGCAGGCGTTGAAGAGTTGGCGCGTAAATTTGGCGAGGATAGAGCCAAACTTTCACCAGAAATTTTTGGTTATGGCGAAGTCCGTGAGGCCCTGGCAATGGCTGAAAATGAAGCTGAGAGCTTTGCATATAACCTGCGAATTGGCCCTAAGCAAGTGTGTAAGTGCTGTGGTGGTTCTGAATGTTCGTCATTGGGTTGCACAGCAACGGATCAAATGCTTAACGCTCATTCAGAAGGTGACCATTGATGTCTAACTCATTCAAGCAGATGTCCCGCGACGGGACTATCAAGCGCACTGATACCGGGATGTTCATCAGCCTCGACGATATCCACGTTCGCGCAGGTTTCAACAAGCGTCATGACGACGATGAACGCACTATCCAGGCAGACGACGAACTGTTTACCTACCTGATGAACGGCGGTTCTGTTCCTCCACTGGAAGTTATCGCACGTGATGAGGGTGGTGTTTGGGTTGTTGAAGGCCACCGCCGTCGCCGCTGCTATGAGCGTTGCCGTGCAGCTGGTAAGCCGGTTGACCGCATTCACATCATGCCGTTTAACGGTAACGATGTGCAGCGCCTGGCGAGGATCATGACCAGCAATAACCAGTTGCCCCTTTCCGATATTGAGCAGGCTGCGGTTATTCAGGAGCTGCACAACGCGTTTAACCAGACTACCAGCGAGATTGCGAAGCTGGTTAATAAGTCAGTCGGTACGGTTGAAAAGTTACTGACGCTCAGCACCGCGAATTATGACGTTCAGCAGGAAGTTAAATCCGGGGCTGTCTCCGTTGATGTTGCTGTTGATCGCGTAAAAGAGTACGGCGAAAAGGCTGGAGAGGTGCTGCAGCATGATAAAGCAGTTGCGGCCGCCCAAGGTAAAACGAAAGTTACCCGCAGCGCTATCGCTCCAGAACTCAGCATCAAGAATGCGCGTCGTTTCGTAGAACTGATGGCCCAGGCTGAGATTAGTGACGAAGGTGTGTTCACCATCCAGGGTGCTGCGCTGGCTGAAGCGCTGTCCATTATCGACGAACACAAAGCGATTGCTGAAGCCCGTGAAACCTATCGACTGTCTCAGCCAATTCCTTCCGCTGAGGTACGCGGGAAAATCCTTTACGTTTCACTCGATGGCGAAGAGATCGGGTCGGCCCCTATCTATCGCGGCAAGAACGTGAGCCTCAACGGTGTTGTTACCAGCCAGTCAAAGGCAGTGGCCCACTTCGTTAAGCAGCACAAACTTCAGCAGGAAGCGAATCATGACAACCAATAAACCAATGACCGGCGAGCAACTGGATGAATTGATGTCCGTTGCGGTTCGTATGCAGCGCGATACTGAAGTTGCTTGTGACTTCCCTTCTGCCAACTTCGCCTATGCAGTTCAGGTGGCTGTTCTGGAGCTTCGTCGTACTCGTGATACTACCGCAGCATTGGCTGCGGAAAATGCATCGCTGAAACAGTTCCCAGAACAGATTATTGGTTTTATTGGCAAGCTGGGAACCAGTGAAATCGGTAGCAGCACGCGCGAGGCGATTGAATCTGCCGCAAAACGCATCAAAACCCCGGCCACCGACGCCTTCCTGGCTGAAGTGCGGGCCGGTGCTATTGAAGAATTCATGGAGAAGTCACTATGGGATACAGTTGACTGCCTACACGGTATTGGCGCTTTCGATAAGGCGAGCGACCGCGAAGAGGTGCAAGGCATGATTAGAGATGAACTGAAGGAGCGGGTATCCGAGTTCGCCGCCCAACTTCGCCAGGAGGCAGCCCAATGACCAACAAACAGGCGCTGCGGGGTTTGAGCGTAGAACCAAATTTCTATCTGGCCGAGTGCTGCAACTGCGGTGAGGTTATGCCAAGCAGCAAGCTCATTGAATCACGAAATCACATGGATGGAGACGCTGACTGCTATTGCCCGCATTGTAACGCAGATGACTGCGATATCGCGGACATGGGGTCAGCAGCTTCTGAAGCTTGGAACTATCAGCAGAAGCGCATCGAGGCTCTGCTGGATGAGCTGGAAGCCGCAGAGAAGCGCATCGCTGAACTGGAGGCGCGGGAGGTGAAAATGCCAGATGTTGAAAAATGGCGCTCGCCGGAAGCGGTGCGAGCTCAGAATGCTTATCGCGTATTGGTGGGGCGGGAGCTATCCGGCGCTGGCATCATCACTAAGGTGGGGGAGTAGGGATATGGCTGAATTTAAGAAAGAGCAGTTGAGAGAGCATCTAGATATGCGCCTTACCCACACGCGCAAGGCGGTGCAGGAAAATGCCGGGACGGGCTGGGCAGAGTTCTATGAAAAAGAAGTTTCAGTTCTTGAAATCGCACTGGCAGCGCTGACAGCACCACAGTTACCGCAGCCAGCGGTGCCATTCGGATTTACCGATGGAGATGCGCACGGGATGGTTTACGAGCCTCGTCACGCCGACAGACTGGCAAATCCCATGCCGGTTTACAGGCTGCATCCGCAGCCAGCGGTGGTGAAACTACCGGTTCAGCATTGGGAGGAGTTATGCCGCCAGAATCCTGACATGAGCATTGGCGACGCCATTATTCGGGCCGCATGGTGGAATCACTGCGCCGCCATGCTTCAGGGTGCGGAGCCTGTGCAGGGGTGGATTCCGTGCAGTGAGCGGATGCCTGAGGGCATGATTAGCGTGCTTGTTACCGGCGACTGGTTCCACCATGCGGTTTCCTTCTGGGATGGCGCATCCTGGTGTGACCTTGATTATGAACCACCTGTAACCCATTGGATGCCGCTGCCAGCAGCACCGCAGCAGGAGGTGCATTTCAAAACCACCTCAGACGAGCGACTTATGAAGACGCCGGACATTACAGGCGAGACGGTGAAAGTAATCGGTTCATTTAACGATGATGGCTTCTGCCATAAGCACCCTGACACTCCTCGCCTCAAACACCCGTACATGCAACTGATGGTGTACCCTCCACGCCCGGCAACGTACTGCCCTAAGTGCGAGCCTCATGTTGCAGAGTGGGAAGAGCGGGATAAGCAATTGCGCAAGAGGAAGGGGGTGTAGGGTGGCTAGAGAAATCGTAGAGATTCGCGCTCACAACAGGGAAATGGCTGAAAGGCTGCGCCGCGGAGTGTGGGCTGTTTGTCCTGATGCGGATATTCGACTGTGGTGGCCTGGAATTAATACCGCTATTGGTCGGAATGCTTCACGGTTTGGGGTAGAAGTCAGCAGGAAGGAAAAGACATACGGCAAAGGAAGGTGCGTCTGATGTCTAGTAAACTCAAACAGCGGCGTACGCGCCGCCTTAAAGCCGATGTTGCATGGTGGAAAGCAGAAGCCTCCGACCTTCACGCCCGCGTCATGGAGCAGGCCGACGAGATAGCCGAACTCCGGTGTCAGGTGATCAGGGTGCCGATGCCGATGATGGTTCCTAAGGAGATGATCCACCAGCTATACAGAACTGAAACAAAACGATGCCGTACCTGCAACGATGGGCTCCGAGGCGGATGCTCATCGTGCGCATTTTTTAAATAGTAACCGAGTGCAGCCGGTTTAGTGGAGAAAATACTATGAGCGGAAAAAGCCAACGTTTTCTTACTCCAGATGATCTCTATCAGCTTACTGGTTATCGTCGCCCTTCCCTTCAGTGCAAAGCCCTGAAAGAGAGCGGTGTATTTTTTGTTCCCCGTAAGGATGGAAGACCCGGTACCACCTGGGATCATGTTTCCAACCCGGCGGGACTTAGGCTGGTAGTAAGCAATCCTGAGGAAGAAGAACCAAACTTCAAGGACATGTGCTAATGCCCAGAGCTCGTAAAAACCCAGAAGATAACTGGATGCCGCCCCGCGTTCGCCGGGGCAAGTCTGCCTATGAATTTCGTACACCAGAAGGCGGAACAGTCAGGCTGTGCAATGCCGATTTGACCAAAGCGCAGGTCTGGTCGGCTTATGAAAATTTTATAAATGACACCAAGGTGCGCACTAATTTCAATGCTCTGTGCGAGGAGTTCTTTAATTCAGGGGATTTCCACGAGCTGGCAACCGAGACTCGTAAGGACTACAGAAAATACGGCGCAAAGGTGAATGTTGTGTTTGGCAAAATGAAACCAGACAACATCAAGCCAGAGCATATCCGTAAGTATATGGACAAGCGAGGGGTAAAAAGCCGTGTCCAGGCGAACCGGGAAAAAGCTTTTATTTCTCGTGTATTCAGGTGGGCATATGAACGAGGCAAAGTGAAGATGAATCCTTGCCAGGGGGTGAAGCAGTTTAAGGAAAAAGCCAGAACTCGCTATGTCACTGACAGGGAATACGAGGCTCTATTAAGCGTTGCTCACACCCCAGTGAAAGTGGCTATGGAACTTGCTTATTTATGCTGCGCCAGGCAGGGGGATATCCTGGACCTGAAGAAAAGCCAGATCCTACGTGAAGGCATCATGATCCAGCAAAGCAAAACCGCTGTACCCCAGATTAAAGCATGGACAGAACGCCTTGATAAAGCTGTCAGGCTTTCTGAATCTCTCCCCCTAAATCCCGGCATGGTGAGTATTTTCCTGCTCCACCAGCCGTCTGGCTTGAGGTATACGAGAGATGCGTTCAATGCTCAATGGAGTAAAGCTAAAGCACTTGCAGCTGAAAAATTCCCTGAGCTCGATTTCAAATTTACTTTCCACGATTTGAAAGCGAAAGGGATATCGGATCTGGAAGGAACGCTGAATGAAAAACAGGGAATAGCTGGACATAAAAATGCATCACAAACTGCACGCTATGACAGAAAAATTCCTATCGTTCCAGTGGTCGGGGGGCAGTAA